GATTTTTATATTTGTTTAAGAGACTAAAAAAAAGAAAAAGCCAATACAAGCACAAGAAGAAGACCCGTATCATCGGCAAGCGCCGCATTGAACAGGGTAGCTTATCTGTCATCGGCAACACGATCAAATAAAGCCGCATTGGCGGTATCGGCCCAGTGGGGTTCGAGTAACTATACTACAAACACTTTATATAACGATTCTGCTTCCGATATCCGATTAAAAGAGAATGTTTTAGACTGCGAAATTAATGCTCTTGATGCGGTCTGCAAAATGCCGGTATGCTCATTCGACTGGAAAGAAACCGGCGTCCATCAGCCGCTCGGACTTGTTGCAGATGATATTGAAAAAATAGATCCGTTACTGGCGCTAGGCGGTGGTGAGAACGAAGATGGAAGCATGAATGTTAAGCAGATTGACAGACTTCTTCTGACCGAATATGCAATTAAAGCAATTCAGGAACTGTCAGCTGTGGTCAAAAAGCAAGGCGACAAAATTAGAGAGCTGGAGGAAAAGCCGAATGGAAATTAAAGGAATTGACGTATCATCTAATCAGGGGAAACCAGACTGGGCGAAGGTTGCTAAATCCGGCGTTAAATTCGCAATCTTGAGAGTGCATCAGAGGAGCGGCATTGACAACTCGTTCGAGTACAACTACAAGGGATGTAAGAGCAACGGAATACTTATCGGCGGATACAAGTACAGTTACGCTCTGACACCGTCTCAGGCTATTGACGAGGCGGAAGATGTGATTGCTGCACTGAACGGACGAGGACTGGACTTTCCGGTGTTCTACGACCTTGAGTGGTCTAATCAGCGGAAGCTCGGCAAGCAGGCAGTCGAAAACATCGCAGTCGCATTTCTGACTAGAATGAAGAAAGCAGGCTATAAAGTCGGTGTATACTGCAACTACGACTGGTATAAGAACTGCTTGTCAAACGCTCTGAAGCAGTACGAATGTTGGATTGCGAACTATCCCAAAAAAGAACTGGATAACGGAACATTACAGGAAAGGCTGAGAGTTCCGGTCGGTGTAGGATGGCAGTATTCGGAACACGGAAAAGTATCCGGAATCAGCGGTAACGTGGACATGGATGTATTCTACAAGGACTATAGAGGAGCGACACAGAAAGGAGAAACAACAATGGTAAAAATCAGTAACTGCGGACATGACGAAAACGGAAGATATGCAGGTGGGAAAGCAGGAGATCAGACTGGTACAGAATATCGGATTATGAACTGGTACAGCAGACCGTGGCTCTGTGTCCTGAGATTCAATGACGCCAAAATCGCAGCCATGATCGCAGACATGGCGACAAAAGCAGCACGAAACAATCTCATCGGGTACGATCAGGGTACTGCCGGAAACAGCAATGACCGGTATTCGTTCTGGCAGCACTTAAAGGCAAGTAATTACGATCCAGCACAGATCACGGTAGCTTGTGAATCTGATTGCAGTGCGAGCACAGCAGCTATTGTTAAGGGGACTGGGTATCGTCTGAATAATGCAAAGTTGAAAGCAGTTAGCATCTATCTGACTACACGAAACATGAGAGCCGCAATGAAGGCTGCCGGTGCGAAAGTATTGACGGACAGTAAGTATCTGACATCCGGTGACTATTTAAAGGCAGGAGATATCCTTCTGAATGATAACCACCACGTGGCTATCGCTGTTACCACCGGTGTAAAAGTAAGTACGCCTTCAACCACGCTCACCGGTACCTTCCAGACAAGGCTTCCGATTCTGAGAAAGGGCAGCTCTGGAACAGCAGTGGCAATGCTTCAGGCAATGCTGGGTGTAGAAGTTGACGGACAGTTTGGGAACGATACATATAATTCCCTCAAAGTTTTTCAGAAAAATACCGGTGTAACTGCAAATGGAACTTGCGGCATTGATACCTGGAAGAGAGTGATTGAGCACATGAAAGCTAACACGAACACGAAATAATGTTCTGATTGATTTTTCCTTCAAAGCAAGTTATACTGTCAGTAGCCGCACAGGGGTTGAACTTATGATGTATAGTACCCTGTGTGGCTAGCACAAGTGAAGAGTGCAGACTGATTCCACCGTGCATGAACGGAAGAGCTGTATGTCCCAATTCGGGGCTGTTAGCAGCGGTACGGGCGGACAGTCAAAAAAAGAGTTGGGCCTAAAAACCCGGCTCTCTTTTTTTTACGTCAAATTGCGATATTTTAATAAGATATAGATTTACATGGTTAGTCACAAATTAGTCACAAGCAAAGTCTGAAAACCCGCATAAATAAAGGATTCTTGAAAATTTTCATTAAAATTAGATTAAAGAAAATGTCTTTGCGAAATCCCTTGTAAAATGCGGAAAAGCTAGTAAAATCAAGGCTTTGCGGACTTTTGTTAGAGCGATTAAGACAGTTTAAAAAAGATAAAAATAGGAACGGTTAGTCACAGTTAGTCACAAATGGAACTTTTATCTTTTCAATCTCTGCCCGGAGTTCTTCCAGTGTCCTGTGACCGTACACAGCGTTCGTGACATCGTTTCCAAACGAATGTCCCAGCATCCTCTTCCGATCGTTCTCCCGGACGCCATATTTTTCACACAGAGTAGAAAAGGTGTGTCGACAATCGTGCGGTGTGTGCTTCGGGTCGCCGGTTATTTTCAAGCGTTCCAGTGTAGGGTAAAACAGGGCGTTTCGGTGTTGTGTCTGGGAATAGATGCAGAGCCTGCCGTTTTGCGTCAGGACCTTGTTCTTCGCAAACTCATATATGGACGGATGAATCGGAACGATCCTGTCTTTTCCGGCTGCGGTCTTGATGCCGCCCTGGAAATATCTCTCTTCAAGATTAGTCGTAAGCTTCAGGACCTCGCCAATTCTCCATCCAGAGTAACACATGATTAGAATGAGCTGCACTTCCGGGTCGTCGGTGTTCTGCCAGAGCGTCTGAAGCTCCAAATCAGAAAACGGGGTCCCGTGTTCGACGTCATCTTTTGCTTTGACAGAAACATACAGTGCCTTGTTTTCCGTGACTATCTCTGAGTAGATTGCGAATTTATACATTTGTTTAAAAAGCATGAGAATCGTGTTTAAGCTCTGCTTTTTGAGTGGGCAGTCGTCAATAACCTTTTGCAAATCCGGCGCCTTCAAGTCTTCAAATGTACGATCATACAGGGACTTGCTGTTAAGATACCCACAGTGGTATGCGTTCCTTGAAGACTTCGACAGATCGGTGTCTTCCGGGAACTTCCATGCTATGAACTTTTCGTATACCTCTGAGAACGTCAATTTGTGCGTTTCCGGGTGTTTTTCTTCTGTGCCCTTAAATGTATTGTAGTCTGACAGAATACGGCTTACAAGGGCGTCTGTGTCTGTTGTGGGGGCAATCTCAAGTTCTTTTTCCATACCCGGCTTGTACGTCCCGGCTTTGTATGCTGTCAGAACGGCAAACCCTTTCAGATAGTCGTCAACGTAGCAGATCGCAGGCGGGCGGACCGCTTTTCCTGTTGCGTCCAGTGTTGCCGGTGGGTGCACTGCATAGCAGTTTCTTCGGCCCTTGCCGAGATAGCGGATAGACCCGAAGCTATTCGGCAACTTCGGGTATTTCTTTCTTTTTGCCATATTTTCCTCCTTATAAAAACAGCCCCTGCCGTTAAGCAGGAGCCGTGTTATTTACTCTATCTCGTCAATATCAAGAGAATATCCCAGCACTTCTCCGACATCTGTACATTTTCCTTTTAATGTTACTTTATCGCCTTTGGTAAGAGATGCTACCTTTGATTTTTGCTCGTCGTTTTTAATATTACACTGTACGCCAATAATCTCAAAGTCACCATCGGCTGTGAGGCTGATGTATTTTCCAGAGGCATCAATGTTACTGAGATTTCCGGTGATCTCAAGATATTTACCTTTGTACTTGTCAGATGCACCCATTGCGTTACTGTCAAGATCGGATATCATATCGTTAACGGAAACGGCAGTGTACTCGATCGGAGCAGCTTCTTCTTTTGGTTTAGCAGCAGTTTCTTTCTTTTCTGAAGAAGTAGCGGTTGCTGCGCTTTTATCTGATTCTGAATCACTTTCGCCAGCTACAGCTCCGATGATGGCTCCGACAAGGATTATCAGCACAACCCATTTGAACTTTCCACCTTTTAATTTCTTCCGGCACTGCGGGCAGACTTTAGCATCTGCCGGAATCTCTGTTTTACAATATTTGCATTTCTTTGTTTTCTCTTCGCTCATGCTTTATTTCCCTCCAATGACATAGTTTTCATATTTTTCTCTTATTTTCGCAAGTTCTCTTTGCCTGATCGGGACGATCGCGCCAGATACCATCGTAAAAAAATGGCTTACTTCGCTTACCTCGTCCATATTAACTATATAGCTCTGGTGGCAGCGCAAAAATCTTCCGTCAAGACTCTTTTCGATATCATTGAGCTTTCCTCGTTCCTTGTGCGATATTCCGCACGTGCAATGGATCATTATGTATTTGTTCTGGCTTTCGATGTATTCAATATGCCGGAATTCAGATCTGTGAAAGTAGTTCTTGTTCTTGATAGTAAGCGTTTTTTCACGGATATTTTCAAGCGTCTGTTTAACAACTGAATACATTCTTCCATGCTCAGAGCCTTTAATGATGTAATGAACCGGCAGCACATCAAGTGCATCAAATACATATTCTTTGCGTTCTGTCCAAAAAGTGATATTTCCATAGTATCCGATTTTTCTTAATCTTTTGGCAATCTCTATGCCATTTTCTCCGTTAATGGAGACATCAAGAATTATTATGTCATACCATTCACCATCTGAAACATCGTCGATCAAAGGCTTTCCGCTGGTGTAGGTGGTTAATGCATATCCACCATCACCATGCTCTTTTAGATATCGGTCAATGCTATTTTTGAAAATCTCAATCCGTAAATTATCATCGTCACAAATCGCAATTTTCATTTAAATCATTCCCTTGTAAACATTGTTTTCGCCATTTGCAAAAAAAAGTGTTTAAATATGTTATTTTTATTATAGCATCGTTAAATTTAGTTGTAAATAGACGTTTTGAGGTGATTTATGAAATGAAAATAAGCAAAAATATACTAATTATAATAGGAGCTGTGCTTTTGCTTAATTACATTGTTTATTTACCAATGTGTGTAGACGATTATATCCGTGAAGAGCCAGGAGTGTATTCTGTCCAAAATGCGTACAGATCTTCCACCCTACATAAGAATAGCGCCCATGAAATAAAGCAGACCATGCTGCCGTTTTTATTCGCCCTGCCACTAAACAGAAAAGACTATATCTTTGATGTTACGAATAATTTCTATGCAATCATAAACATATCGGTGTATATCTGGCAGTTTCCAAGGGCAAACATTAGTGATATAATAGCAAAAAAATGAACGAATGTTCGGTTATATTTCCCACAAACCGCACATATACTGTAATGTAGGTGGTAATTGCAATAGGGAGGGTTATTTATGGATTATAAGAAGGAGATTATTGAGATGATAAATGGAATAAAAAAGACAGGTACATTAGAGTACCTGTACACATTCATAAAACTATTTTTGGAGAGGTGGGGCGATTAAGCCCCACTTTTTTTAATTAGAAAGCATGGAATCAATTAGACTTAAAACAATTTTCTGATCGCGTTCGCTTAATAATGAGAATTTTGAAATCAGATTAAAATCTTCTTTCGCCTGATTAGGTGTGTCTTTTCTGGCACGTCCTACGTTAAATCCCATTAACCACGACTCTGAAACATTTAGTGCCATTCCTAAGACAACCAGTTTTTCTTGACTAGGCTCTGTCTTTCCAGAAACGTACTGGCTAATATCTGACTTATTCATTTTCACATTGTATTTCTTACAATATGGAAGAACAAGATTGAGAATATCAACCTGTCTCAGATTACGTTCGTCCATCAAAGTCTTAAATCTTTCTGACGAACTAACTTTTTCCATTATATTATTCTCCTTTCGCTTTCTGATGATAATATATCACATATGAAACAAAAGTTCAAGACTTAAAACAAAAAAGTTAAAAATATTGAAAAAATGTATTGACATAGCGTAACGGCGGTGTTATATTATAATTAGTTCAAAACATTGAACTAGAAAGGAGTGCAGATATGGCATTTGATTATAGTAAGCTCAAAGGAAGAATCGTTGAGAAATATGATAGTCAGAGTTCCTTTGCGAATGCTATGGAATGGTCGGAGCGTACATTGTCGTTGAAGCTCAACGGAAAGCTGTTTTGGAAGCAGTCAGATATTTGCAAGGCAGTCAATCTGTTAGAACTTTCTGCTGATGATATACAGGACTATTTTTTTAAAGAAAAAGTTCAAAGTTCTTAACTAGAAGGGAAGTGAAAACAATTGAGCAGATACAAAAACAAAGTCGAAGAGTCCTTTGGAGAGCTTTGGAAATTTGTTCTGGATTTGCAATATGAGACAGGCAAGATTAAAAAAGCTGTTCTGACAGGGGAAAAAGGCGACTTGAAGATGCCCGAAGAAATTCCAAGTGAGCAGACGGATAACGAATATCTGAAAGAGCAGTTCGGAATATATTCACGATATGTGAAATCATTATCCATCTGCACACACGTTTTGACAGTTATTTCAATAATTGCTCTAACAATTTCAATAGTGGCTCTGATTGTATAGAGATTGAGAAAAGACCTGTAATCAGCGCAATGATGGACAGAACAGTTGTTATCCAAAATCTGGATATATCTTGAAAATATGCTTTCATGGCGACTTCACCCGCTTGCGTGATTTCATATGCGTGATCTTGCGACCTTGAACGCATAAAGCACTTTTTACCGAAAAGGTATCTGCAAGCATCTGCTTCACGCTGATTACCAGGAGTAAATCCACAATTTCTTAAAGCTTTTTTCAATATTTTATATTGATATCTTGTTATCAAATGAGCACCTCCTTTACAGGAGAGTATATCACAAGAAAGGAGTGAGTGCATGTCTGAAAAAGAAAAAAAGATTCTTGAATCAATAACCAAGGCAGTTCCTAATATGTCGGAATTTGACAAGGGGTATTTCCTTGGGGTCGGCGAAACAATTGCAAAATACAAGAATCCCGATAAAACTGACAAGTTTCTTGAGCCGAAGATTCCAGAAAGTAATCAGGCAGATTAAAACCATCTACAAAGTTCTTAACTTGGAGGTGAAAGCAAATTGAAAAATAGAATCGCATTTTGGATTCTTTGTTTTGTGCTTTCGGCTACCTGCGGAGCACTTGGAAGCCTACTCGCACAGTGGATGCTAAAGTAACATCTGAGTGATTACAGTAGCCAGGAATCCAGTAAATCCGCCAACAACAGCACTAAATAAAGCTACTCGGAAATCATGTCGCCATTGCTGTTTCCGTAATTCTTTTTCTTTAGCTTCTTTTATTTGCTGTTCAAGGACGCTGTGCGGAACTATGGAGCCGTTCGCTATACTGGGTTTCTTCATATCAATATCACCTCCCATCTCTAGGGAGTATACCACAAGAAAGGAGTAAATATATGAGTAGATCACTTGAAAAAAGGATTCGTTCATTGGAAAGAAGAGCTGCCAGCCTTGAATCGCAACTTCAAGACCAGCAACAAATTATTTCTTCTCAGCGTCCGAACGTCCGCCCTGAATCACTTTTAAAACAGGCGACTCGTGATGCTCAGTCAGGTGTTCGTACTTCAGCATTCCGAATGAATCTAGGTAATCGAATATTATTTGAACAGAAGACTGAATAGATGTATTTACGGCGTTTCTGATGATTTGAAATTGTTCTTTTGATACGCAAGGTTCACTTTCTGACAGACCTTGTAGCAGGCTCTGAGCAACATTAACAGAGTTTTCATTTAAAATTCTTTCAACATCGGAGTTAATGGCCGACATAAATTCATCGTAAGTCATTTTTAACACCTCCTTTCATAGGAGAGTATAGCACGAATTAACAAGGAGGGGAACATGAGCGAAGTCGATACTTACATCAAAGAAAATGCAGAAGTTCATCAGTTCGCCGCAGAGATTGCGAGAATCATATCAGGCATTCCACAAATGCCAGAGTTTTCATCAGAGAGTATGAGCGTATCTGATGCAAGCAAGCTGATCGGACTTCCTGTAACATCAATCCGAGCAGGAATTGTATACGGATGGCTGCCGATCGGGACTGCTATCCAGAATAACAAGCCAGCAAAAAGCCTTTCCGGTGGCAGGATCACATACATCATAAGCCCTAGGAAAGTCTATGAAGTAACTGGTCATGTCTGGAAAGGCAAAGCTGCTCTTAATAAGTGAGTGCCCCGGAGGGAGTCGACGCCTCCACCCCGGAGCTTTGCACCCACTAAAGTACCTTAGTGGATAGATACATTATAGTTCTCTATCTGCTAATTGTAAAGACAAATAAGAAAAAATAAGGAGAAATTAGCAAGATATGAGTGAAATTAGAAACGAAAATCAGCTCACATGGGCTGACATCGAAGTAGCGCTTGCTACTGAGATTGTCGAGGAAAGCAAGAAAAAGTCAAGAAAATGGTTCACCGCATGGATTGTAACAGCCGCCGCACTGGTAGCGAGCAACCTTGCGTGGATCATAGGAGGTATTAGTGAATAATCTGAAAAACATCATCTGTGCCGCACTGATCGGGAGCTTTTCCACGTTCCTTCCATTCTGGCAGTGGGGCGGACCGGGCAGACAGCTTTTTGCGGCGGCAATGACCACGATGATTATATATGGAATTCTCTGGGATATTGATACGCCAGAGGGAAAGGAGAACGAAAATGTATAAGAAAGAGATTGATGAAATTTACGAACTCTGTAAAAGAGTTGCGAATGAGGTTCCGACAGCAAGTGTCATGTTCAGTTATTCAATTTATGACATGACCGTATGTGGACTTAAAAGGAAAGAAGATATTAGGCTTCCCGAAGACGTGTTTAAGTGGGATTTGTACCAAAGCGTATCTTTTAATCCATTTTACGAGAAAGAAAGTCGTAAAAAGCTTAGTAAAATTAAAACTTTCTTACTAGAACTTCTGATAGATGGGAGGTGTCCGTTAAATGTTGAATCAGACAGAGTTGAAGCTCCTGCCAACAATGGAACTGACAGTGGCAGTAAACGAGCTTCTGGGGGAGCTGAACAGGCGGAAAGCGTACATTCTTGACTGGGAGAACCCGGATATGTATCTGAATCACCTCGAATATCACTGTGCCGGTGGAACATTTTTAAATGGCAAAAAAAATCCGGTGAGAGGTGATGGCTCCGACAATGTGTATTGCTTTTTTAAGGCGGTGTGAATATGTTAAAGAATTTTAATGAGATGAGAAAGGTCGATGTGCTTCCGTATTGTGAAAAACGAGAAGGTATGTTGTATCTGAACTGGGCAAAATGTATTGACCTTCTGCATGAGAATGGAGCCGAGGCTGTGTATTTCGTTCCAATCCCGAATGAACGTACTGGGGGAAGCCTTTACTATTCAGACGTTACATTTACGGACAAGAATGGCGTAACGAACCGGGCTTATGAGACCAGGATCAAGGTTGTGATCGATGACAAAGAATATGTCATGCAGTCTCCGGTAATGAATGGAACAAACCCTGTAAAGGATAATTCCATGAGTCAGCAGAGAGTGTGGAACAGTATGTGTCGTTCCTTTGTGAAGTGCGTGGCCATACATACAGGACTGGGGTTCAATCTCTGGTTAAAAGAGGAACATAAGCCGTTCAGCAATGAGATACCGGGTGATGAACCACTTGCTACAGCTGCACAGGTCAAGACAATCAAGAGCATAGGAAAGAAACACAACATTAACCTGGAATACTGGATCAGCTCAAATGGAAAGAACTGGAAAACTCTTACAGAAACTGATGCAGGAAATATGTTGAATGCCTTAAAAGAAAAGTATGGTGATGACTGATGGAGTTTAAAGGCAAAATCTCAGCCATGTTCAGAGATATGGTAACAAGGAACTGGAACATTACCATATCCACCGATCAGGACATCTCAGAAGCCCTACAGACGTTCTCAGGGAAAGAACTGGATGTGGAGTTGAAACAGCACAGGGAGAAGCGTTCTCTTGATGCAAACGCCTATTACTGGTGCCTTCTGACAAAGCTGGCGAAGGTACATGGATGGACGAATACAGAAGCTCATAATAGGATGCTCAGAGAGTATGGACAGTTCGAACGGGTGGAAGGGCAGTTGATCGCTGTTCCCTTACCCGATACTGATCAGACAGAAAAAGAGGTTCTGAATAAGATGGAATATCATCTGGCACTCTCTCCGAAGATTACGGTCATGAAGGGGCAGACAAAGAGAGTATATATTCTACTGAGAGGTTCCAGTACCTACAACACAGAAGAAATGGCCAGACTGATCAGCGGACTTATTGAGGATTGCAGAGATTCCGGCATCCCGGACAGCGAGATCATGACACCATTTGAAAAGCAGAAATTATATGAGCAATACGGAATAGGAGTGAAGCATGAACAGCAGAAGTAAAGGAGCCACCGGAGAGCGGGAAGTCGCGAGTACTCTCCGGGGGTACGGGTATAAAAAAGCCAGGAGAGGACAGCAGTACAGCGGAGCAAACGGTGATGCGGATGTAGTTGGCCTTCCTGGAATACATATCGAAGTCAAGAGAAGAGAACGTCTTAACATATACGACGCGATAGACCAGGCCAAGAGAGACAGAAAGCCGGACGAACTTCCAGCTGTGTTCCACCGCAAGAATCATTGTGAATGGCTTGTAACTATGACATTAGAGGACTGGATGCAGTTATACAGGGAATGGGAGGCTGGCCATGGATTATGTGAAGATCAGCAGGAAAATCCTTGAATGGGAATGGTATACCGATGTCAGCACAAAGGTTCTGTTCTTACACATTCTCTTGAAAGCAAACTGGAAAGGCGGAAGATTCCAGGGAGTAGAAGTTCCGAGAGGATCATTTGTCACATCCCAGCAGAATCTTGCAGCAGAAACAGGGCTTACAATTAAGAATGTAAGAACAGCACTAAAGCATCTGGAAAACACTGGAGAGGTGGCAGTCAACCGACACCCGAAATTCAGCGTAATTACAATAAAAAACTATGATAAGTATCAGTCAGGTGGCAGTCAAGTGGCAGTCAACGGGCAGTCAGGTGGCAGTCAAGTGGCAACAATAGAAGAAGGGAAGAAGGAAAGAAAGGAAGAATATAATAAATCTCCTAAAGGAGATTATGAGAGTAGAACTCCGGAAAGCAGCATCTATGCCACGATTCGTGAATTATACAATTCCGTTTGTGGGTCGTATCCCCGCCTGGTAAAGATGTCTGATGCAAGGAAAAAGGCGATCAATGCCAGATTGAAGACCGGATACACTCTTGATGACTTCCGGAAACTGTTTGAAAAGGCAGAGGCTTCCGACTTCCTGAAAGGCGCCAACAAACGTAACTGGTCAGCTACTTTTGACTGGATGATCTGCGATTCCAACATGGCAAAAGTCCTTGATGGAAACTACGATCCGAAAGATCAGGGAGGAATGAATGATGAACCAGAACCAACAAACTCAGTCCAGCTCTGGTGAGTGTCCGGTATGCCATGGGACAGGCTGGGAGCTGTACAGAGCAACGGTACTTGATTACGGGCTTCCGGAAGAAGTTACATACGCACGGAGATGCCCGAAATGCAAAGGACAGTTCCGGGGTGAGGACAGGACAGGCACCCCGAAAGAATATCATGACGCAGACCTGACAAAGTTTGATTTCGGCATGTACTCACATGACATGGGCAAGATGCAGGATCTGTGTCACAACTTCCTGGATCATTTTCAGAAATGGGAGATGGCAGGAAAAGGGATGTATCTGTGGAGCCGGACACCTGGAAGCGGCAAGACCTTCCTGGCCTGCTGCCTGGCCAAATCGGTGATGATGAAATATAACCTGTCGATGCGGTTTATCACAGCTCCGGATTATATCGACATCGTTGGGAACAGCTACAAACGGGAACGCGGGGAAGAAGATCCGAGTCAGATCTACCGTGAGTGCGGGATTCTGGTCCTTGATGATATCGGAGCACAGGCAGATAAGGACTGGCACAGGCAGGAGATCTTCCGGCTGGTTAATAAGCGCATGGAAGACGGAAACATCACAATCTACACATCAAACATGAGCACAGATGCGTTAAACGTGGATGCAAGAACCAGAGACCGGATTATCAAAACAAGCATAGAGCTTCAGATGCCGGAAGAAAGCATCCGGAAGAAAGAAGCTGCCAGAGAGCAGAAAACGTTCCTGGCCAGCGTGATGGGATAAGGAGGGAAATATGTTACAGGAAACAAATTTGGAAACAGCCTTAAAAAAGGTGTTAGCTGGAAAGCAGGTGCTGGCAGCAGTTGAAAAGGAAAATGCTGCGAGGTATACATTCCGATCACTGAATGAGATTTTGAAGAAATATACATTTTTGATCGACGTACCGGCAATCGAGGATCCTGTTTTTAAAGAGAAATGTAATGGAGATGATTCAGGGCGTTCCGGAAGCTACGAAAGGCTCAAAAAAGTAGAGGAATCGCGCAGGATTATGTATAACGAAGGGAAAAAGTATTCCGGCTTTCTGCATATCAGGTGTAAATGCGGAGCGGAAAAGAGTTTCTTCACGAAATCAGGACTGAGCTTTTACAAATGCACAGAATGTGGGGAGCGGACAGAACTGAAAGACCTGAAGCTTGCATTCCTTCACTGCGAATGCGGAGAACATCTCCGGTATCTCACAAATGAAATAGAAAGAATGTTCGATCTGAATTGCATAGATTGTGGGCAACCGGTAGCAATGAAATACAATGAAAAGAAGAAATTGTATGAAGCAATCAGAGGATAAAATCCTCACATAAAAATGGGTGTTATCGAAAATCCGAATATATCACAAATACACAAGGGGAGGCCCTGACCTCCCCGGAAAGGGGGCGAAATGTTATTCCCGAAACAGAAAAGTAAGAAAAAGAGAATGCGCCATCCGGACAGCATTCTGCATAGCAAAGGTAGTAGGACTTGTTATCTTTGTGTGATGTTACATGACAACTGGAATGAACACAGGATTCTGGACGAACATCACGTGTTTGGAGGGCCGAACCGGAAGAACTCTGAAAAATATGGCCTGAAAGCATATCTGTGCCACAATCACCATATATACGGTCCTGAAGCAGTACATAACAACGCAGAGATCCGCCACGAATTGCAGCGAATAGCGCAAAGAGAATTTGAAAAACGATACGGACATACAAAGTTCATGGAGGTATTTGGACGAAACTATCTCGACCAGGAGGAGATGAAAGAGGATGTACAAACAGAAATTCAAGGAGAGCCAGCAGATTCATAAAGACATATATCTGTACATCTGCCGGTATATCAAAGAACATCGGTACGCACCGTCTTATAAGGAGATTGCTGACGGCGTCGGTGTGTCAAACGCTACGGTGCTTCGCCACATGGACATGCTGCGAACAGATGGGCTGATCGAAACAGATCATCCGAAGACACCGAGAGCGTTCCGGCTGACAGGATATGAGTTCGTGACAAGGAGGAAGAATCATGACAAACAAAGAAAAGTACGCTAATGAAATTCTGAATATCGCATGTAGCAGATTTGGACTTGCGGTATCTAAAAGAACCGGGAAGCCTTGCTGTTGTTGCGATATTGATTGTAAAAATCAATGCCTGCTTTACGAAGAAGACGATGGAGTTATGTTTTGCTTAGAAAATGCAACGAAATGGGGAAATTCAAAATATACTACACAGCCGACAATTTCAAAAAAAGAAAAAATGTTTTTGAGCTGCGTTGACGGAAGAGCAAAATATCTTGGAAGACATTGCGGTGGGGAGTTATATGTATCAAGGCAGAAACCACGGTTAGTTAGTGGGACTTGGGGCTGCTGTGTAACTGTCAAAGTCCCTGAAGAGATTTTCGGCAATATGTTCACGTTCATTAGAAATAACGAGGAGCCATGGTCTATCGCAGAGCTGTTAAAGTTGGAGGTGGAAGCATGATTACATTCTTGCTAGGACTTACGCTTGGAATCATATTCGGAGTGGCCGGACTTGTATGCGTAGCGATCATGTACGACAAACACCACCCAGACGAATAGAAAGGAAACTATGAGAATACAACTTATAGATGTTGATGGTCATAATTTCCCGAATTTGCCATTGATGAAAATATCGGCATGGCATAAGGGAAAAGGCGATTCCGTAGAATGGTACGACCCATTGACAGCATGGATAAATCCACCAGATAAGGTGTATATGAGCAAGGTGTTTACGTTTACGCCGGATTATCCGCATCCTGTATGTGGAACAGAAATCATAAAGGGTGGTACAGGGTACGAGTATCCGTCTGGTGGGGAATCATTGCCAGACGAAATTGAACATATTTATCCTGATTATAGTCTTTATCCAGAATTATGCAAAGATACCGCTTATGGTTTTCTTACAAGAGGATGCCCTAGAGGGTGCGATTTCTGTATCGTAAAAGATAAAGAAGGAAAGAAAAGCTGTAAAGTAGCAGATTTATCAGAATTTTGGAATGGTCAAAAGAATATAGTCTTGCTTGATCCAAACATGTTTGCTTGCACAGAATGGAAAAGTCTATCTGAACAGTTAATAGACAGCAAAGCATATATAGATTTTTCACAAGGCTGTGATATTCGGATTATGACCGAAGAAAAGGCGAATTACATTAAGCAAATGAAAATAAAACAGATTCATTTTGCGTGGGACAGATATGAAGACAAAGGCATAATTATTCCGAAATTTCAAATGTTTAGGGAAATAACTGAGTGGGACCGCAGAAAAATGTCTGTATATGTGCTGACAAATTTCAATACCACATTTGAACAGGATTTGGAAAGAGTATACACACTTCGGGATTTAGGGTATTGGCCCTACGTGATGATTTTTGATAAGCAAAACACAAAACCTACCGATTCCGTCAGAAGATTACAACGATGGGTAAATATGAGAGCTACGTTTGAAAGTGTAAGAAAGTTTGAAGATTATACAGGATAGAAAGGAGCAACGGTATGCTGACAAGGAATAAAAAGCTGAAAGACTACGGTATTCCGACAGAGGACATAGAAAAACTGAATACGATGCTGAAAGACTTCCCGGCAGAGTACGGATACCTGCTTTCCAGTGCTGCCTTGTCAGCTTGCCCGAAGAACACGGTGATAGCGGATATGGTTATCGAGAATATCCTACACCGGAAAAGTTACAGGAAGATCAGCAGAGAAAGATACATCCCGATGAACCCGAAGGACTTTTATGGATACCGGCGCAAGACCGTCGCTGTACTGTATGAGAGAATGCGGTTATTGGGAGTGTGGGAGGATGAATAAATGCGCTTAATTGATGCAGACGAATTAATTAAATACATCAAAATTTGGGAAATTGGCACAAGCATTAGCTCTGACCAGAAGGAGTTTATTGATTGTGTTAATAATCAGCCGACAGCTTTTGATCTGGATAAGGTTGTGGAGCAGTTGGAGAAGCTGGCGGATGAAGCAAATGACAAAATTCTGGAAGCTGGTGGACTACAGCTATACTACGATGGGTATGAGGATGCCATGCGAACGGCGGTTGAAATTGTGAAAGGTGGCGGAATTGAATGAGAGAAATTCTTTTCAAGGCAAAGACAATAAGTGGAAACTGGGTCAATGGACTTTTAGCGAATAAAGATGATAAATGGTACATCAGCAATAAGGCGGGCAGCCCGTTTGCGTATGAGGTCCGTCCAGAAACACTCTGCCAGTTCACAGGACTTTGCGACAAGAACGGGAAGAAAATCTGGGAGAATGATATTCTCATGGGACATGGAAACCAAGAAGACCTTGCAAAAGCGGTATTTGGAGAATTTGGCGTAAGAGATGTTGAGACCGGATCCATAGTAGACGAAGTTTCTGGATGGCATTATGAGGTTATTCCGACAGACGAAATCAGCAGATGTGAACCATTCTGCTGGTCGATGCCGCTGACAGAAGATTATATCGACAGATGCGAAATGGAAGTGGTTGGCAATATCTTCGACAATAAAGAATTATTACAGGAGGAATCAGATGAGTAAAGGAAAAGACATTTCCACTATGTTCACAAAAGAAGAAAATAAAAAGAATGGAAGAGCTGGATATTATCAGGCTGACAGAAGAAAAATTGATGTTATCAGTCCGGCACAGTATGGAGCATTCTTGCAGAAAAGAGGTAGGGGAAAATGAGTAAATCAGTATTAGTGATTGATACACCAGAAAACTGTGGAAAATGTAAATTTATAAGTGATTTCTGGTGCAGAGCAATACATTGCAGGAGAGTTCCAAACAATGATGTAATCCCCGGCTGGTGTCCATTGAAGCCATTACCGGAGAAGAGCACTATTGAGAATGATATGATGGATTATCAGTGTGGGATGGTCGATGGTCGAAATCAGTGCATTGATGAGATTACAGGAGGCGAAGCAGATGATTAATCTAGCGAATAAATGCGTATTAGTCAGAACACATGAAGAGTATGAAAATATTCTGAAAGTAGCAAAAAAACAAGGATATAGATGGTACGGCGGAAAAGAAACGTATCCATATCCCTTTGAAGAACAGCAGATCCCGGATATATTAAAGTTCTATAGCAATAAAGAACTAACAAGAAATGCCAGCCTTACACTGGGATATGAATTAGTAGAAGCATCAGACGTAATTGAATATGAGAAGAAGATCAAAGATGCTATAAACCTTGTCATAGCATTTGCTAAAAACCCAGACAGAACATTGATTGACTCGCTTATTAAGTCCTTGAAGTTACTTGCAGATACTGTAGAAAGTTAGATAGAAGAGGTGAGGTAGATGAGTAAGAAAGTAAAGTGTTGCGAATGTGATTCTTTTATGGGCTGGGCTTTGCCAGAAGGGGTAGATAAAGACAATTATGAATATGCGAAAAGAGTTTTGAAGTTAGCATCTACTACAGGAGTATGCGAATACACCATGAAAACCAAGACAAGATTGCATGAGCAGTATTGTAGAAAATTTAAAAAAGACGAGTTTTTAGAACGACATAACGATTTTTTTAAAGACAAAATTTTAAAACTTGAAAACATGATCAAGGAATATGAAAAAGAAAATTTTGTGGAAGTAGACGAATCGTGGAAAATTCTATTTATGAAAAGATTTCAAGAGGTGAAGTAGATGAAGAGATTAACAGAAAGAGTGAATGACGGGCTCATAATGACGAAGCAGGATAGCGGCGATAATGTGTCGTATTACTGGGATTGGGATGAGGAAAATTTTAAAGTGGCTCAAAAACTTGCTACTTATGAAGACTTAGAAGAACAAGGCTTGCTGGTGAGATTGCCGTGTAAGGTTGGAGATACGGTATGGGATAACGATTTTGGATATCCAGAATCGTATGAAATAAAAGCATTTTCATATGGATATTGCGATAGTTATGTTGAGCCAGATATAGAAGATGAAATTATATTTTATTACGAAAACTATAACGGTTCAATAACAGGAGCTTTTCCAATGAGTGAAATTGGTAAAACAGTATTCCTCACCCGTGAAGACGCTGAGAAGAAGCTGGAGGAGATTCAAAATGACAAGACCTGAGATTACAGCAGAATTATCAGCCATGCTTGAAAAGAAAATAAATCCTCACAATGATCCACGTATTTATTGGGCTAAGGAAGTTACATTCGATTATTCGACAGATCATGCGGTGAGGGTGGATTACATGCGGTTCGTGCCAGTAAATAATAGTGTGTCCGGGATAGAAAAAGGAGATTTCTATTGCTATGAAATTAAATCATCTGCTGAAGATTTTCGTTCTGGTCATGGGTTGAATTTTGTTGGTGATTATAACTACCTGGTTATGCCTACAGATGTATGTGCTGCGGTATCCCTTGAAATTCCACATTATGTAGGAATATATGTACCAGAAGCAAATGACCTTACATGCATCAAAAAAGCAAAGCGAAGAAATCGGACAAGGCCTGTGTCTGAAATACTTTTGATGATGTTCCGGTCTGCGAATAGAGATTATAGAAAAGCAGTAAAACAGTTGGAGGAGATGAAGAAAAATGAGTGATAAACTTACACCAGATATAACCCCGCAGCTCGCCGTATCAGCATTCGCAGTGTTGCATCAATATTGCAGCTCAATCAGTCCGCATGACTGTATCAGATGTGCATTCTACGAACATTGCCAGGAGTGTTTCATGGGGTGTCCGGGAGATCAGGGCGAGACGATCAGAAAATTACAAAGTAATGAATAGAATTAGAGAGTCGGTATTTACCGGCTCTTTTTTAGCATAAAATTCCTCAAACATGTACCACAACTTTTTCACTGACCTGTGATAGAATATACTCAGAAGTGTTACTATGGGGTTTTATAGCCAGTTGGAGGTGAGAACATGGGAATGCCAATGGGGAAACCACCCATGTATAAAACGGTGGGTGAAATTGAAGAAAAAATTGAAAAATATTTTGAAGATTGTAAAGGATATCCTTTGACTGATAGTAAAGGTAAGCAAGTATTTAATAAATTTGGTTCACCAGTTTTTGTAGACGTTCATCCTCCAACGATTACAGGATTGGCATTGGCACTTGGATTTGCAAGCAGACAGGCACTTTTGAATTATCAAGCAAAACCAGAGTTTAATGACACGATTACGCGCGCGAAAGCCAGAGTGGAACAGTACGCAGAGGAAAGGCTATTTGATCGTGACGGTTCAAATGGTGCTCAGTTCAGCTTGAGAAATAATTTTAAGGGGTGGGATGCTGACAAGAAAAATGATGATTCTGGAGATGGAAAGATTATGATTGTAAATAATATTCCAAGGCCGGAGAAACAGGATGAACGAGAATCCGATTAATCTGAATGAAATTATAGCTCCTGCCTTTTACAATGTATTCTGGGACATTTTGGACGGAAAACACACCTATTATGATTTGTATGGTGGGCGCGGATCTACTAAATCATCTTTTGTAGGTGTCATGATTCCTTTCCTGATGATGCAGGACGCAGAGAACGGAATAATGTCAAATGCTGTTATTTTCCGTAAAGTTGGAAACACACTTCGAGAATCCGTTTATGAACAGATAGCATGGGGAATTGACGCACTTGGAGTTAATGACTTGTGGGACACCAGCGTAAGCCCTATGCAGTACACTTATAAGCCTACTGGACAGAAAATCATATTCAGAGGACTGGACAAGGCAAAAAAGACTAAATCTATTAAAGCAAGCAAGGGATATTTCAAGTATCTCTGGTTCGAGGAACTTGACGAATTTTCGGGCATTGAAGAAATTCGTACAGTGCAGCAGTCAGTCCTTCGAGGTGGCAGCAAGTTTGTTGTATTTAAGACATTCAATCCACCAATTAGCCGGAGCAACTGGGCGAATGTGTATGTAGAAGAGCCACGAGACGACAGCTACAGGCATAAGAGTGATTACAGATCAGTTCCTGTTGAATGGCTTGGACAGCAATTCATTGATGATGCGGAGCATTTAAGAAAAACAAATCAGAGAGCTTACGACCATGAATATCTTGGACTTCCTGTTGGACTTGGCACGAATATTTTTGAACTGTTGGAAATTCGAACAATTACAGATGAAGAAATTCAGAAGTATCAAAGTATCTACCAGGGACAGGACTGGGGGTGGTATCCAGATCCTAAAGCATTCCTCCGTGTGGCTTATGTTCCTAATCAGGAAAAAGTTTTTTTATTAGACGAACTTGGAGGCTCCAAGATAAGAAACAAGGAAATGGCTAACCAGATAAAGAAAAAAGGATATGATGATTATTCAATATCTTGCGGAGTTGATGAAGAAGAAAGTATTATTGACTTCCGAGATGCAGGACTTCCGGCACGTAGAGCGATTGTAACACCGGGAAGCCGTAAATATACGTTTGAGTGGTTACAGTGCCGAACATTAGTCATTGATCCGGCACGAACGCCTAGATCATACAAGGAAATTATTAATTATGAACATGAAGTAGATAGCAATGGAGAAGTTATCGCAGATTATCCAGATGGCAATGATCACTGGATAGATTCTCTCAGGTATGCGACAAGTCCATTGTCGATGAGAAGGGGGCATAGTGCATAAAATGTTAGATAGGTACTTTTCAGATAAAATAAATAAATTCTTAAGCATCGGTTTAAAAATATATGGATCATCTGACATTAACGAAATCTTAAAAGTTGTAGAATATGAAGACATTATTGCGCGAGATACTTCTGTAAGATGGATGGATTTTAAAAGGTAGATTAAATGGGACTTATAACAACACTAAAAAGGTGGTTTAACATGATTTTCAAAAAACAAGCCGAAGAGGATTTCAACATCCAGGCAGCAGAATTCCCAGAAATGGAATCATTGATTAATCGGTGCGCGAACATCTACAGGGGTGTGCCGGAATGGTTAGATGATAAGGATAATATCAAGACGATTAATTTTGCGAAATCCGTCTGCTCAGAAACAGCTCGGCTCGCAACACTGGCAATCGGCATTCAGATCGATGGCTCCGCAAGGGCCACGTGGCTACAGGAGCAGATTGATAAAGTGTATTTCCAAATACGTCACTGGGTAGAATATGGCTGCGCTTATGGAACGGTATTCATTAAGCCGAACGGTGAGAGCCTTGACATATTTACTCCGGCAGATGTGATGATTGTGGATTACGACAATCAGAAAATCAAAGGGATTATATTCAAAGATTCTTATACTGTTGGACGGAAATACTACACAAGGCTTGAATATCATAGGTTTGTTGAGACTACCGTAGATGGCGTAACAACTTATCCGTACTACGTTTCCAACAGAGCTTATGTGTCAAAATCCCCTCAGTCAATCGGCGATAAGATTGACCTTAAACAGACCAAATGGGCTGACCTCATGGCAGATACACCGCCGATTCTCAAAGCAAATGGTGAGAAGCTGGACGGACCTCTATACGGAGTGCTTCGGACACCACAGGCGAACAACGTGGATATTAGTACACCACTTGGACTTCCAATATTTGCAGAAGCTATCGAAGAATTAAAAGACCTCGACATTGCATACAGCCGTAACGCCGGAGAGATTTTTGATTCTCAGAAGATAGCTCTGGCAGATGATAGACTGCTGATGCCAAGTGGTACGCCTGTAGCAGCCATGTCACCACAGGGTATGGAGAACAGACGGAAAGAGATGAACTTACCGCACTTTGTCAAGAATGTATTCGGGCAGGACGCGAAAGAATTCTACCAAGAAATTAATCCAGTTCTCAATACAGATACCCGTATAGTCGGCATAAATGCCCTTCTAAACCAGATAGGATATAAGATTGGATTCTCTAACGGGTACTTCGTTTTTAATGAAAAAACCGGTATGGTGACGGCTACGCAGGTAGAAGCAGACGACCAACGGACAATTCAGTTTATCAAGGACGTTCGGGATAAACTAGAGTGTTGTTTGAATGACACTATATACGCCTTAAATACATTTGCAGATTTGTACGGCATCGCACCAGATTCTAACTGGATTTATGACGAAAAGAAAAAGAAATACGTCCAATATATAGTTAATTATGATTTTGGCGATTTTACATACAACAGAGAAGAAGACAGGATAGCGTGGTACAGTTATGTAAATTCCGGACATGTAGCATTTTGGCGTTATTTGATGAAATTTTATGGATATACCGAAAAGGAAGCGAAAAAAATCTCACAAGAAGCCAGAGAGGAAAACAAAACGAGAGGCTTTTTTGGAGAAGAGGAATGAAACAAAAGCAATGGTCAAAGAAGCTCAGCCAGACGAACCAACATTATTTGGAGAGGAGTAAAAAGATGTCAGATAAACCAGTAACAAGGGAAGAAAAATATCTTGCATACTTGACAGGTGATTACACGGGCGAGATTCCGAAGCCGATCACGAGAAAAGAGAAGTATTTATACGAATTATGTTTAAAAGGAATAGGCGGCGAAATCTCGCCGGAAGAAATCAAAGCCGCAGTAAATGAGTACCTTGAAAAGAATCCAGTCAAGCCCGGAGCCACGACAGAACAGGTACAGCAGATCGAGCAGAACAAAAAGGATGTTGCTTCGCTAAAGGAAGATTTATCCAACAAAATTACAAAATTTTATGCATCAAATCAAGGCGAAACTCATATTACTGATTCCGACAATGGCAAGATTCAAGATATGATGATATATGGGAAGTCTTCACAGAATGGAACACCAACGCCAGAGAATCCAGTTGAGATTAAGAACGTTGTGAATCCGACTGTGAAGGTTTGTGGGAAGAACCTGTGGAATCCAATATTAGGAGGATATATAAGTGGCATTGACGGATCAATAGTAGCAGCTTCAAAAAAACAAATCGCCGCAACAGATTTTATAAAAACAAGTGGAAAAGATATTACTGTTATAGCACGCAATTTTAGTTCGGCAATGGAAATTAGTTATGCATATAGAATTGGATTTTATAATGCAGAAAAAAAGTGGATAAAAAATGTCATTCTTTCAGACGGAAACAAACATAGCATAAATACATTTAATATAACGGGTACAGAATATATTAGAGTGTCAGCCCCGGCCGGCATATATGATACAATTCAGATCGAATATGGTTCAGAAGCCACCCCCTACGAGCCATACACTGAGCAATCCGTCCAGCTCCCATACACCCTCAATGCCATTCCAGTAGAGTCAGGCGGCAACGTCACAATTGACGGACAGCAGTATGTTGCGGATTATGTGGATGCTGAGCGTGGGAAATTAGTTAGGATGGTTGATTCTTCTAAGATAGATAATACACAATCTATTATAGATAAAACTGAATGGTTATTAGCAGAACCCATCGAAACCGACCTCACAACAGAACAGACACAGGCATTAAAAGAACTTGCAACCTATTATCCAGTAACAAACATCAGCGTTAACAGTGAACAGCTTGATGGATATACAGTATTCAACTATCCAATAAGTATGGCTAATGGTTGGAATTATGTAAAACAGCAACTCAACGACAATCGTGATTACATCTACGATATGGACTTACAATCAGCAGAAGCCTATGTTAACAGTGAATATGCAGTAGCATTAACAGAATTGGAGGTATGATTATGTTATATAGAACATTATTAAAACTTAAAGAAAGAAACGGTCTGACAGACGATTTAAAGAATAAGATTGATATTTTCTTCGCAACGGGCAGGATTACAGAGGAACAGTACAATGAGCTGATGGATGTTAATAAGGAAGAAGAATCGAAAGTGGAAACTAATTAACTAAAGCAGATGGTACCGGCAATGGCAATAGATACGAGGAAATCCCTGTAAATACAAGGGTTTACGGCTCATGGACTTTTGGGACGTATGCTTTAGTTAACCAGTAAAAACCAAAACATGTACCACAACATTTATTGAAAGAGGTGATATACTATACTTAGTCCAGAATATTTACGCCGGATAACAGAGGGCAGTGAACAGATAGCAGAAGAACTGCATCAGTATATCATCTCTGAGATCGTGTCACGGATGATGGCAAGAATCGGCAGAGGTGAGGACTATATTCTGACTAATGCCGATGCATGGAGAATCAGAACGCTACAGGAATCTGGTGAACTGTTAGAGGATATTCTGGCAGAATTATCCAGATATACCAAACGTGAACAGCAAGAACTTCTTGAAGCGTTTGAGGATGCCGGAATCACTGCAATGAACTATGATGATAAGATATATAAAGCGGCAGGATTAAGCCCTGTGCCGCTCGAACAGTCGCCATCTATGATAAGACTCATGGAGCGGAATATGCTTGCGACCATGGGCGAGTGGAAGAACTTCACACGAACAACCGCAAGTGCCGCTCAAAGGCTCTATATTGAGCAATGCGACCTTGCATACAATCATGTGATAACTGGGGCAGTTGGGTATACGCAAGCCATTAAAGAGGCGGTTAATAACGTTGTGAGTGATGGTGTTACTGTCACATATCCATCTGGCAGAAAAGACACGATTGAAACCGCAGTAGCACGCTCTGTCAGAACCGGCGTGGCACAGGCTACAGGGGATATATCCCTAAAGCGTATGGAAGAAATGGACTGGGACTTAATTCTGGTCAGTGCTCACATAGGAGCCAGAACGGGTGACGGCGGCGAGAATCCGGGGAATCACTCATTTTGGCAAGGCAAGATATACTCTCGTTCTGGCAAGAGTAAGAAATTTCCACCATTTTCATTGACTGGATATGGAACGGCAAGCGGACTGTCAGGAGTCAACTGTCGGCATAGCTTTGGAGCCAGTGATGGGGAATTTAATCCTTATGCGGAATTATCAGCACAGGATAAAGCTGATAAAGGCAAACAGTACGAAAAGGAACAGAGGCAACGTACTTATGAACGGAGAATCAGAAAGACAAAGAGAGAAGTTCTCGGAATGCAAGCGGCGGTTAATAACTGCAAGGACGAACAGGCAAGATTTGCACTCCAACAAGACCTTGACCGGAAGTCTTATCTTTTACAGAAACAAAATGCTGCATACAAAGATTATTGCAAGCAGAATGACCTGAGGGAACTGCAAGACCGACTTATGATTGCTAAGTGGAACCGCCAGAACGCCGCAAAAGCCAGAGGAGCGGCAAAGAGATATAAGACAGCAAAGGGGATTGACTAATGGATAGATGGGAATATTACAATCCGAATCCTGCCGGGAATCGAGTCGGAGATTGTGCTGTCCGGGCAATATGTAAAGCAACCGGGTTCGACTGGGAAACAGTATTCGCCGGATTAATGATACAGGCGTGTGCTCTGTCGGATATGCCATCAGCTAATTACGTCTGGGGAGCGTACCTCTATAAACATGGGTACAGGCGCAAACTGATAGAACAGTCAGAGCGATACATCTACACGGTCAACGACTTTTGCACAGACCATCCGACAGGCACATACATCCTCTGCATAGATGGTCACGTGGTGACAGTACAAGAGGGCAAATATTTCGATACATGGGATAGCGGTAATGAGATCCCGGTATATTACTGGGAAAAGGAGAATAAATGAGCATATCAGAATTTGTACAGATTTTCCTCTCTATCTGCGGAGGGGTGTCTATTGTCGGAGGGGCGGCGGCTGTAATCTTTAAGTGGATTACTCCGGCATTCCGGCTTAATAAGCGAGTAGAGACACTGGAAGAACATGACAAACGAGATTATGAGAGCCTTCAGAGGATTGCAGAACGAGATTCATTAATTCTGGAAGTGTTGTCAACAATGTTGGACAGTCAGATCAGTGGGAATAATGTCGAGGAGTTAAAAAAAACAAAACAGAAGCTCACGGAGTATCTTGCGCAGAATCAACGTTAATTGCATTAATAAGGGGTATGCTCATGAAATTATATGTGTTCACTAAGAAAGATATAGACAGGTTCTTGACAGAGTGTAATTTTACACCGGATGAAGAAAAACTATTCCGATTGAGATGCAAGGAACATACGCTTGAATACTGCGCCGAACAGATGAACGTGAGCATATCCACGGCGAAGCGATTAAGCCGCCGGGTAAACAATAAAATAATCAAAGTGTGTTAAAACAAAATGAAAGCCCCCGGGATTATCTCTCAGGGGCTTATTTTTAATAAGCTGTTACTTTATACAGGACTTTTTCAAACCCTGTTATCTGGGGCGCTATATCGGCGCATCCCTCCACATCTTCCGGGCAATAGTTACCGTTGTTGGAATGCACGACATAGAATTTTTCTATATCATGCCCAACTATTGCGTATGGCCCAGTAAAAATTTCCACCGGGATTTCCTGACCTGTTACAGGGTTTATTTTTGTCTCCTTGCTAATCACATTATATTTCATTTCGCCTTATCCTCCGTTCTTCCTCTCACATTTTTTTACAAAAAAAATCTTCTTTTACAACTCTCTCAAGCAAACTAATAACATATTCTGGAGGATTACGTTTACCACCCTCCCAGTTCTCAATACTCCTTTTAGGAATACCGTATTTTTCAGAAAAAGCCTGTTGGCTTAATCCGGAAAATGAACGAATTTCTTTGAACTTCATTCTTCTTCCTCCTCTTCGCCATCTTTTAACGCGTCCAACCTTTCCTGGTTTATTCGATTCATTTCAGCAATCATAAATTTGATTGCTTCCACAAATTTTTCACCTTTTGGGCTGCCCACTTTTGCGTACATGTAGCCCGCACTGTTTACGGAAAAAATTGTATCTTTTACTTTGGCAAATTCTCCATATTTCCCTTCACTGGTTCCAATAGTCCAATATTTGCCACCATCAACAGGAATATTCAGCCATCCCTGGTCGTTAGGCGTTAGACAAGCTTGAACTTTTTCTACAGCCTTATGACCATATCTGTAAATCTCATTCTGTCCGGCGTTAATATAACGATAATCCTTATACATATTTTTGTTCCTCCTTAATTTTATATCTTTCCTCTTTCTGATATTATAATATCACTCAATGAGTGATATGTCAATACTTTTATGACACTTTTTTGAACTGTTTTAAAATTGATTTCTATGCAAAAATACAATCAGAAAGGTGGTGCATAAGATGGCATTATATAACAATCCTTATCAATATAGCTTTGGCGTTCCGGGACAGATGAATCAGTTCCAGCAACAGCCTGCCCAGATACCAAGTCAACCAGTACAACCACAGCAGAATAATAATGGGATCCTGTGGGTGTCTGGAGAAGTCGGAGCGAAATCCTATCTGGTAGCACCTGGCACGAGTGTTCTACTGATGGACAGTGAGAGTGAAAAATTCTTTATAAAATCCACTGACGTGTCCGGCATGCCACAGCCATTACGGACGTTTGAATACCATGAGATAGGCACTCAGATGCCACCTAAACAGCCTGTTCAGAACATGGACAGTAAATATGTCACCAGACAGGAATATGACGATTTAAAGGGCAAATACGAAACTATCATAAATCGATTGAATTCTTTTTCTGAACCTGTTAGGGCTAATACCGCACAGGAATCAGCAGTCAAGGGAGGAAATGCAGATGAGTAATCCATTATTTAACGCGCTTGGCGGTGGGATGCCACAGGGAAACGGACCAATGCAAATGATACAGCAGTTTATGCAGTTCAAGCAAAATTTTAAGGGAGACCCAAAAGCAGAAGTTGAGAAGATGTTGCAGTCTGGACGGATTTCTCAGCAGCAACTTAATCAGGTTCAGCAGATGGCAGGGCAGTTTCAAAGCCTGTTGAAGAATATGAAATAGTACATTACAATCTGGCCAGATTGATGTAAATACACAATAAAGGAGATTATAACTATGGATGGAAATTTAACAGCATCAGACGTTGCCCTTTTAACTGGAAACAACAGAAATGATGGCATGTTTGGCGGAGATGGTAGCTGGTGGATTATTGTTTTATTCATTTTTGCTTTCTTCGGATGGGGAAACAACGGTTGGGGCAATAATGGCAACGGCGGTGGATATGCAGCC